TGGGTTTGTTCCGTCGTATGCTGTTAAGCCATCATTAGTTGACAATAACGGCTTTGTATTTAATTTTGCATTTTGTAATACAGCATCATTTATAAGTTCGCCTAAGAATCTAAATCCGTCTTTGGTTTGTTTTATTTGTGTAGTAATTGCAATTCTACCACTTACACTTGAATAATATCTTTCAGCAGCTGTTCTTGTCAAACTGTTAGCATTATTTCCTCTGTTAGCGTCAATCCTTAAACTATCAATAATTAAACCTAAATCTCTTTTACATGTATCTACGTTGTATGTAAATTCAGGATATGTAAATCTTATATAAGCAGATGTTTCAGCTATCAAAAAGTCTTTATTTAATTTTAGAGTTGTATTTGTTATAGGAGCAACGCCGTTTTCTACGCCTTGAGTATCTACTACACAATCTGTTGTTGTGCCACCAGTTGTGTGTGCTAGTGTTTGGAAATATGGTCCTGGCTCTTCAGGTGCTGTTTTAATTAATTCTTCTGCTCTACGTGCAGCTGCGTTAATTGTTCTAAATGCATAGATATCTGAAGTACCTTCTTTTCCGTTAGGAACACCTTGCATACTATCATCACCAATTGTACTAACACTTAATACTTCTGGTGAACTGTATGCTGTGTTGTCAACATAAAATTTTGTTGCTGCTTGTAAATCTTCTGCACCGTTAGGAGCGCCTTGACCTTTTAAGTCTCCGGGATGATCATTTAGGAAAAGATCTCCTGCCATGCTGTCGCCTTGACGTCTTACAATACTTTCTCTCGGCATACCTACGTCTTTTAAGAAGTTTCCTTCTAGTGTGCTATCGAAACCAGCATCAGTAATAGTGTGCGTATCAGAAGATGCAATAGTACCAGATACACTAATTTTGTTTGCGGCTGCTTCTGTTGCTGATTCTGTTACAGCTTCTTCAGCTGTTGCAAACACAGAAAGTTGATCATCTGTTGCATATCTTATGTAATATGTTAATCCACTTACTAGATTTGTTGGATCAGTATCTTCTGCTTGGAAGATAAATGCCGTACCGTTAGCACCACTGTCGTATCCATGTCCGTTGATAAACAAGTTTCCATCAACATACGAACTAATTGTTTTAATATACTGAGTATTTGTTGCAGGCTCAGGCGCAATTCTTATTGGAAGTCCACTTGTAATGTAACGTCTATCAGCATATCCTCTTGTTATAACAAGATCATCAATGGTATAATTAGTTGTTTTACCAGGTTGGTTGTTTAAACTGTTAGCTGCACTTTCAGTAATGGCTACTCCTGCTAATGCAAATCCACCGCCGTCAACATGAGCGCCAAATCCTGGAGCAACGTTATCGTCGACTATGGCACTAAATGTAGTTGATAATATAATCTTACCTGGAACACTAGTTGTGTCAACAGTAACACTATCAGTTTGATTTCCTAAATCAGTATCACTGCCAATAGTGCTGTAAATGATTGCTGTTCCTGCTGTGTTAGTAGTTAAAATCTTACTACCTTCTAGTGTATCAGGAGTATCACCTAGTGTTGTGAATCCAATTTGTCCACCTTGTCCAAATACTGCATACAGTTCTTGGAAATTTTCGTTTACTTTGCGGAAGGATTCTCTAATACTATCGCCGGTGCCGTCATTACCTTCAACACCAATGTTTACATCTTGTTTTGCCATTTATTTGCTCCAAAGTTGGTAAATTACCATTGCTATAACATATTTATCGTTTACTTTTATAATCTTAATGTAAATACAGTATGTTCATAAAAGAATACACTAAAAAAACAACACATATACGTAAAAGCAAACTAGGTGCAGAACATACATATAAGCGAAGTCAAACTGTTGCTGTATTTAAGTGTGATAGCTGTGATAATGTGTTTAAACGTCTTAGGAGTAGTATGGATCCTAAACGGTTAAGTAACAATTATTTTCATGTGTGTGAAAATTGTAATGCTAAGGTTTTTGCCCAGAAAAAGGGTGTTGAAAAGAAAAAGATGTGGGATTTGCCTGCTAGTAGTAATATACCTATTAGTAAACTTTAGGCTGTTTCAACAGGAATATTCAATTTATCCATGTCAAAGTTGACGCTTACTCCGCATCCACATGAGCTGTGTGCATTAGGATTAGTTATATCAAACATAGATCCCATAATGTCTTTTTTGTAGTCTACAACAGTACCTATCATAAACATAATACTATGTGAACCTATAATAAAATTATTACCACCTGGTGTAGCAATTATTTCATCGCCTTCTTCTATTTCTTGTGCATCACTAATTGTACCCCAGTCATACTCAAAACCAGCACATCCGCCGCCTTTCATATTTAAGGTAACAGCAATAGCATTATTTTCTTTACAAATAGTATCAATTTGCGTCTTAGCTGATTCAGTGAGTGTACAAATATTCATTATTAGTCTTTCTTCCAGATAGTCCAAGCACCGTATGCAATAGCAAGTCCTGCCGCTATTTTAGCTAATGGTGCTAAAAACAATACCATAAGTCCTAATACAATAAGAGCCGCTCCGTCCCAAGATGTGCGTTCTTTCATTCTTGCATCGATCCATGATTTAAGCATATTTCTCTCCGTTAGCTGTAACAGCACCTGCTGTTTTCATTGCTACTTGTGATGTTTTTAATTTTGTTGATTGCTTTACAGGAACTTGTGTTCTCATGTTTGCTCCTGCACCTGGTTTATCCGGGCGTGGGCTTACAATCTTATCAACTTTTAAGTCTTTACCACTGTCTATATACATTATCTTTTACTCCTCACGAAAGCGTCTAAACTTTCTAATGTTTTTGTTTGCCTTGCTAGTTTACGTTCTAAAACTGTAATAGCTGTTCTTTGTTTACGGATTTGGTCTTCTAAACTTTGTACATAGCGTTGTGTAGGAATTTGGTTTTCTGCTCCATCTTCACTAACCATTACTATATGGTCTACGCCTTGGCCTTTTAATCCGCCACTTACACGATTAGGATTTTTATCCGATGTGTTCGAGGATTGGGCTTGCTGTGCGTTGCGTCCGTACATTTTGTTTAGATAACTCATTCTTCTTCTCCGTATTGTATTTATGTAGAGCGATACTGGCTAGGTTCTTACATTTGGATTCACACATAATATCTGCATAGGGTAAGAATGACAATGCATAGTCATTGACAGCATTGTTAGGATAATAGTCACTGTGGGCTCGCAACTTACCTTTTTTGTGTCCTGCTTCTAATAGTGCTGGAAAGTCTGGCATTGAGTCGTGTGCAAATCCTTCGGGTAGTGCTTCGTTGCGACTGTATGAATAGTGTATCGCAGGACGCACACCGCGCCAGCTATCTATCACACGAGCAAATCTATCGTCGGTGGGCTGTATGTATTCACCTTCGCGGCACCAGTGATGGTGTATGTCAAGAACGAGTGCGCAGGTGTCAACAAGTTCGAGGCTGTCTTGTATGCCCCATTTGTTCTCGTCGTTCTCGATCGTAATCGTGTTTCTCGCTTCTGGAGAAAGTCTTTTGTCAACTGCGTGTTTGATACCGGCTGGACCTTGTCTGCCTGATATATGGACATTGCACTTGAAGTCTTGGAACGATTGGCCATAGCCCATCCATCTGATGCAATCAACATGATATTCAAACTCCTCTATACTACGTTCTACGATGTCAGGATTATCTGACGCAAGTACAGTAAACTGACCAGGGTGCATAGACAACCTAACATCAAGTTCACGAGCCTTTGCGCCGACGTGAGCGAAGTTGGTCTCGCAATATTTTCGTACATCAGGCTTGCGCCAGAAGTAAGACCAATCAGACTGAGTATAAACAGGCAGGACGTCACTTCCCAACCTAACCATTCTAAGTTCATTCGGTAGTCCTCCTACATAGTTAATAAGGTTCCAATAACTCTGTATATTGTGAACCATAATATCCCACAATCGTTCTTCAGCAACATCACGTGTCTGTCTGTTGAGCCACTGTACAGTTGTACTACGAGTATTTAGTGGGCGTTGAATTTCTTCTAGTAGTTTCTTCTTCTGCGTCTGATCAGGATGCATGTATTTGCATGCAAAACCAATACGCTGAATATCTTCTTGTTGTTTCAAAAAGTCTCCTGCTGTTGTAAATTTAAGATCCATAAGTTACCATTTTCTGTACGAACCGTCAAGTTCGTGTGTGCCTGAGTTTGACCATGCCCACTGTACACAGTTGTACCATGCATAGTGTGGGTGTTGTCGTAATTGTTTGTACCATTGTATAGCAAGTTTAACACGTTTCTTAAAGTTTGTCAACCTACAAACGCTTTCTCTTGTACAAATGTTCCTGCTTCTTTGTTAGTACCTTCTTTAAATCCCCAACCATCAAACATAGTTGCTACTTCTTTATTAAAGTCTAAATTACCACAAATCATAATCTTATGTTCACTTGTTTCCAAATTAGGCACTATTTGTCCTGCACTTATAAACTGTGTAATTCTTTTGTTATGTCCAGTCCAATTTGTATCTTGTGTAACTATTGCTGTATATTTTATACCTTGTTCTTGTAGGAAACTATCCCATGCTTGTAGTTCTTCTGCTTTACGCACACTCCAATACACATGTATCTGATCAAAGTAATCATACGTTGTAGGGTCTCTTAGAAGCGAAATAAAGGGGGCTATGCCGGTGCCCGTAGCTAACAGCCATAAGTTACCGCCTAGTGCCAAATTATTAAGTGTAAGAGTGCCTGTAGGCTTTTCGCCTACTATTAGATCATCGCCTACTTTGATATGCTGTAGTTTGCTTGTAAGTGGACCGTCTTGTACTTTAATACTATAGAACTCTAAGTATTCATCATAAGGTCCACTTGTAAAACTATACGCTCTCATTATTGGTTTATTTCTTTGTAACTTTTCTGACCAGTTGTCAAGACCTATCATTACAAATTCACCTGCAACAAATTTATAAGTAGAAGGTCGTTCTGTTCTTATTCTAAACAGACTATCCGTATAATGTTCTACATCAATTACTTTTAATTTCATGCCCAGTTCTCTTTGACCCAAGGGTCTTCGCAATTTTCAGGATTAGGATCTCCATGAAAAACACAGATACATGTCTCTGGTCTAGGACGAACATTTTCTATATGTTCTAATTTTCTATTACCTTTTGTGCCGCCAGTTGCAAATGTTCTACTAGATCTAATTTCCCATTTCCAACTCATAATCCATTCATCAGGAAACAGTCTTGCTTGTTTACCTTGCTTAACTGATTCATGGTACAAGTAATCTTGATCACCGAAATATTGCTTTTGTATTGCTTGCGGATTTTCAATAAACTTATCCCATAGATGTCCAAGTTGTCCTGTTTGAAATCTTACTACACTACTATTATATTGTTGCCAGCCAGGCCGCATACATCTTGTAAAGTCTCTTACTGTACACCAATGGCCGGGTTGAAATTGAAATAGTCTATCTATGTTGTTTGCAATAACAACATCTAAATCCATATAAAGTATTGTTCCTTTGATAGGTAAATCTCTATTATACATATAAGGTTTGTTCCACCATCCTGGTAAACCACTTGGTGTTGGTATAACAATAATATCTTTATCTAAACCTTTTGGGTCTTCAGTCATACATGCAAATTTATAATCAACAGTTGTGTGTCGTTTGACCATTCGGTATAAACGATTTACGTATTCAGCAGAGTACTTTTTACCATGCTTTAAACATAATACAAAATACTCTCCTGATTGTTCTGGAATATAAAGTTGTTTAGCTTCTTTTTCTCTTCTACGTTTTTCACGTATCTTGTGCCATTCAGCTTTAGTATAAATTTCTTTGTCAATCTTAGCCATCAAATCTAATCTTCTGTGTTTGAAATGGAGTATAGATTGCACTATTTGCTCCATGCTCAGCACATTCGACAGATTCAACCCAACAGCGATCAGCACTTGCTTCTCTAACTAATTTGTCTGCAAAGTTAAATGCATGTTCGGCAAACTTCTCTGCACCAACACCATCAAATTGTCTTATCTCTGCAAGTCCTTTTGACTCAAGCAATAGTAAATCATCCTTCATAGGATCATCTTTGTCAATGCAAAGTTTGTGATCAAATGAATCTTCAAGCCATGCTTTTACTTGTTTCAATCCGCCAAAGTCAACTGCCCAATTTTTATTATCTAGTTTTGCACATCCAAAAGTAAATTTAAATTGCAAACTGTATCCATGTAACAGATGACAGTGTGAATGATCTGCGTTAGGTTGTCTAAAGACTGCTGAAAGTCCTATGTTGTGTCCGTATGTTTTTGTGCTATAATAAGCCATATTATTCTCCTATTTAATAGCGGCAGAATTAGGAGGGTTGACGCTAAGTCCTCTTTGTAATGTACTTATTATACTATAAATTGTCTAGTGTGTCAACTGAAACATTTATATATTTCCATGCTTTGGGCAAGTTCCAGTTGTTCTTTTGGTAAATTATAAATTTACATTTATTATATAACTTAAATACCATACCAATTTGATGTATCCAGTATCTAGGATCAACAGCATTTTTAGTGCTTTTGTTATATCCGACTGTATCTTTATAAATGTTATTTACATTCTTAGTTTCGCTGAATAGATCAAATCCTAATAATTTTACTTCTTTTGCAAGCCCGGCGGCCAGTAATACAGCATAAGGACCACTACCCCATTGAAACGGCTCGTCCCATCTTTCTGTTCCTTCGTATGGTAGTTTAGGAACTTGCTTTACTTTTTGTTTATTTTTATAAGAGTCTATCCAATCAGATCGCGTATACACTGTTGATGTTTCATTAACATTAGCATCTATTGCTTGTTGTACCATTCTTCGATCTACACATATTAAATGATCGACATGAAAGTCGCGGTGTATTGCATTGCATCCAATCTTTGTATCGAAGTGCTTGTTAAGGTCAATACCCTTGCGACTTTCGCCATTACCAATTACTAACATAAAATTATTTAGCGTGGGTCTACTTTTAAATAGATGTTATCGAACACCTGCTTTTTGTGTGTTTTGAATATCATGTGTACGCATTCAAACTCACCTGTCATACTAACACGATACTCGCCACCTTCTACCATATCATCCGGTACAGCCATGTGCCAGCCGTTTTCTACACGGTCACCTGGTGCTGTGTTTTGTACATAGCGTTTTGTAAATGTGTTTAGGTTGTGTGAGTGTGAGCCATCTGTTGCGTATGCTACGCCATATGCGGCTGTGCTGTTGCATTCATACTTCTTTGAGCCTACCATATAGAACTCTATATCTTTGTCTTTAGTTATTGGATTATTCGTAACGCTGATATGTGTATCTGTAAATACAAATGCGTTATCAAAACTCATATACATTATACCTAGTGCGATTATAGTTACCATACTAAGTCCGCTTATTATGTTAGTCATTGCCTTTATTAAAATAAATTTTTTATTAGTTGTCATTTCTATATTGCTCCAGGTCGTGACTTACTGATTTAAATTCGTCACGTACTTCGGCTAAGTTCTTGCTTGCCCTGTTAAGTGTTTTCACCAAATGTCTAATGGTGTATATTGTCCAAAACCACCAAGTCACTGCGGTGATTGCGAACAATCCGAGTCCCACCCAAAATGCCTGTTCAAAGTCTAATATGCCTGTTGATACTAATATTAAATTGATTACTAGAAAAACTGTTGGCACTAGTCGTGCGAACAGATCCCAGCGTTCTACCTGAGCCTCAATGTTGTTTATGTTTGCCTCTTTTTGTGTTTTATTCATTCGTGTTTTCTCCCTTTACATCTATATCGACGCAAAGTATTTACTGAGTTTTACAATTTTATTAAATCACTGTTTATTGAGCTATTAGTCCGAACGGTGCCCATTCGCCTGGTGTACCGTCACGTACACAAATCCATCCTACATATCCTGATGGACGTGGAGAACTGTTCCAAGCAATGTCTCCTAATTTGTAAGAACCATCAGTTGGTGCCGCTGTTGCACTTTCCATTTTCTTACCACTAAAGCGCATTGCTCCTGCAACATCTAAGTCTACATCTGCACTTACGTTATTTACATTTACACCTAGTTTGCCTTGAACTTTAACTTTGTCATGCAAAGTAATTCTTCCGGACTCGCTTACGTGTATTCTAGTAGTGTCATCAGTGATAATTGAAAGTTCACTTGTTGTCCAAGTTCCTACTTTAAATTTTCCAACTTCGTCATTATCAACAACAAATTCATGCTCAATTGAACCAACACTAAATGCGCCGTTTGGTGCTTCAATGCCTAGTCCAAAACGATTGTTAACTTCGTCGTAAAACATAAAGTTATCAAAGTTGATATTACCTTCTGTTGATAAGTTTTGTAGTGTACCAACTGTAGTTAATGAACTTTGACGAACATCTGAACCTAATGTAGAACTGCTTAATACACTACGATTGTTTATTCTGTAGTTATTATCTTTTGCAATATCAATACTATTACTACTAAACAGCCTATCTTGTTGTTGAGTAAGTTGGCGTGTGTTGCCTTCCCCTGTCCAAATGACACCAGTGTTACTAACGCTACCATTTAACGCTTTCATTTCAATGTTGCCAGATATCTTTGGATTTTCGTCTGCAATGGCTTGTATTGCTGTAGATACAGCGTTTAAACCATCACGCATTTGTTCTAATTTTTGGTTCATATTGCTCATACAATTATTTATCAAATAACCTTAAGTAACACCGTCTCAGGATTGCATCTACCATTAAGTTTTGTGTCTGTAGTCTTGATATCATCTAAAAATGTGCGTAGTTTAACTTTGCCTGCGCCTTTAAAGTCTTTGAGTTGATCTTCTGGCTTACGTAGTGTCTTTTGTATACTTTTTGTTTCATCAAAACCTATAATTGTAGTACCTTTAACACTAAGACCGGTTCCATCTCTGCCCATGCCTTTTGGATCAATGTTTTTAGCAACATACTTTCCTAGTTTACGTGTCTTAATATTAAACACCCACAACTCGTTTGCTTTAATAATTTGATCTGGACTAACACTTGCAAGTTTAAATTTATCATCAGTTACACAATACTTTAGTTTTGCAACTAGTTTGTCTGCACTGTACACCTTAGGCTTACGAGGCTTGCGTGTCGCTTTAGCACTGTCAATAACAAAGTCTAATGCTGTCATTAGTTCTTGAATTGCTGTAGTAAACGCTTTGATGTCTGCTTTCTTAAGATGTGCGTAACCTTCTTTAAGTTGAGCCCACTGGTCTTGTGTATGCTCATCCATCTTCTTTAGTTGTCCTGCTGTAGGGAAACGATCTAGTTCTTTAAAATCATCTAGTTCGTTTTCATAAAAGCCTTTTAGTTTGCGAGCATGTGCTTGTGTAACACCCATTTCAGTAAAGTGTTTTTTGAAGTCAAAGCCTTTTGGATCAAAAGTTTTCTTATCACTTATAAAGCCGTCTAACCATTCTTCTAGTGCTTCGGCTTGTATTCTTGCTTGATCACGTATACGTTCTTGAATAGTAGGAACATATACATCTTTTTTGCCTTTTGCTTCTTCTTCTTTTACTTCAACAACGCTTGTGCCTGCTTTTATAGCACGTTCTATACGAGCTTTCAAAAACTTTGTAGCAGGAGCAGTATTGCCCATTGTTCCGGGTAAACTTTCCCAATACTTGTCATGCTTTTCGTTATAGTCAGGCATGCCGTTCATTAATAGTTTTGCTGTAATGCCGGCTGTGATGCTTAGTTCGTGACTAGGAGCGGCCTTTGCTTGTTTAAGTTGTTCTTTGGTGTAATCATTTTGCTCCATCCATTTCCATACAGCTGGATACAAGTCTGCTGGCTTGTAGTTTTCATAATACCAAGCTCTTGCATGTTGTGCGGCACGATGAAACTGTTCACCAGTCCATTCTTCCCAACCTTCCCAACTAGGTTCAGTAAGTTTATTACCACGTTTGATGCGTGGTGCTCCACGGACAACTTTCTTCTTTGGTTTTTTTGTAATTGATCTTGCAGTAGCCACGTCATAAATCTCCTAAAGTTTCTATTAGTATATAGTCTAGGTTGTATTTTGTCAACAATAAATGGTTAACTATAATGATTTCGAACAGTTTCAATAAACAGTTTTACATTTTTAGGAGGAGTAGTTTTTAGGATACCATGTCCTAGTCCACATACCCAACCTGTTGGATCTTCGATAGTGTCTAACCATTTTTTAATTTCATAGCGTAAAATTGTTTCACTATCTTGTAATAGTAATGTTTCATCAAAGTTACCTTGTACAAACCCGTGTTCTACTTTCTTAAGAGTTTTGTTTAGGTCAACTGTACTATCTACACCTATACCTGCAAAATTTAAATCAATTACTTTGTTTAAACTATTATAAGGAAGTGTTCTAGAATAATATGCTGTATTGCCGACATCTGCAAGTTGTTTCAAAAGAACACTATATTCTTTGTCAAAATAACTCTTATTGATATTTGAAAGACCGCTATCGAATATCATAACAGCATCAGCACCTGCGGCTAACTGTTCTCTAATGCTAGATTGTAAAAGAGGTACCAGCACATCTTTTAAATACATGTGTTTAAATTCATTGCTTACTTCTTCATCACCTATCGCATAATTTAAAATAGTCCAAGGTCCGCCTACAAATCCAACCAATCCCTTTTTGTATGATAACCTATCTCTAGTTTGTTCAAGTGCTTTTGTTTGAAAATTCAAAAAGTTCAATGCTTTTCCTATGTCTTTATGATCTACCCAGTTGTCTTCGTCTAGGTTCCATTCGAATTTTGGCCCTGGATTAAACTTCAAAGGTAACCCTAAGCCTTCTAAGTGAAATAATATATCGCTAAAAAGTATTGCTACATCAAAGTCAAATTCATCTATAGGTAACATTGCAACATCGGTAGCCAATCGAGGAAGTTTGCACATCTGTTCGAATGTCCAACTTTCTTTCATAGCCATATATGATGATTGGTATCTACCTGCTTGCCTCATCATCCATATTGGAGGACAAGGATTTTCTGCCCGCTCTAGGGCATTTTTAAAAAGTTTATCGTTCATAGAATTATTTATGCTTTAAATCTTCTCACCAGCTTCAAAACCACGAAATGTTTTGAAACGTGGAAAACGCAAACTGTAAGTATCTGAATCTTGTGACTTAGTTCTTGCGTCAGCTCTGATTTCTATTAGCTGACCAATGACATTATCACGTTCAGCCCAGTACTCATCACGTTGAGAGTCAGTGAAACCGCTCCCACAGTTAAGGCGATAATTGTATCCATCGTCTTCTCCTTCTACTATTACGGCACCTAGTCTTCCTTCGTTACGTCCAGTACCTTCCTCAACGTCAACGACTTTCAAAGTAATTTCAATAAACGGTTTCGCTTTAAGCCAAGCATGTGTACGTTTGCATTCGTAGGGTGCATCAACATCTTTAATCATTACACCTTCATAACCACCGTCTACAGCCGTCTTATTAAGCTCTACAAAGCGTTTATTGCCTTCAGGCGTACTAAGGTCTACCTCTTCCCATTCACACGCTGTAACGTGCTCTAAGATGTCATTGTTTTCTAGTACCCAATACTTAACTAAATTACTACGATATGTTTGTGGCTTATCCCATCCGCCTTTAAGAAAGTCTGCTAGTGGAATAAAGTCAAACAAGTGTAGAACTGAGTCAGTTGCGGCCTTACCATCTTTACGATGTACTTGCTTCATAAGGTCTTGAAAGTCTTTGCTCATTACTTCACCGTCTAGTACACAATCATAAGGAGCAGGCGTACAACTTAGTACGTTCTCAATCTCTTTAATGATGTGTGGGAAGTTATGAAACTGTTTGCCGTTACGACTAAACAATTCTACCTTACCACCTTTGCATACTGCTAGTACACGAACGCCGTCTAGTTTAACTTCAATCTGTTTCTTGCCAGTCATCTTCTTTTCGTGATTAGCTGAGTCATGTGCTAGACTACAAGCAAACACAGGAATCATATACTTTGTTTCACCTTTGGCGTTAAACTTTTTAGCAACTTTGTTTACAGTCTTTTCACTCACACCGCAACGCAAGTCTTTAATTAAGATACGTCTGTAGAAGCCGTTCCACTGCTCAACAGTAGCAACACTCATTACCAATTCAATAGCATCACGTGCCGCATGGCCTGTAAGCTCTCTATTGATAAGTTGGTTAGCAAGTACTTTGAAATCTCTCCAAATAAGTCCTTGCCCACGTTGTGTAGTTTCTACACGCTCTGGAACTTGTTTAACACCAAATGTAACAAGCGGATCAAGTGCCATTGTAACACCTTCAAAAAATTCATCTAGCCCTTCGCCCATAGCACTAAACAATATTGACTCTTTGTCTAAACGACTATTGTGTGCTTCTAACTTTTTGATAATATCTTGTGGTTGTGTTCTCATGTGTGCCTCTTTAATTAATTATATATACATAATAACATCGTTAAACATATTTGTCAATCGGAAATGGACACTAAGGCCGGAATCGAACCGGCGTACACGGAGTTGCA